TGGGTCCTTGTGGATGCGGTCAAAAAACCGCACCCACCTTAGGAGCTTAAGAAGTGGTCTCAGCTCCTTCAGCATCGTCTACTGACTCCTCTGGTACTGGTTCGGCTACCGGGGTAGCTGAATTAAGCTTAGCCATCTCTGCGCGCAATGCTGCGCGCTCTGTGGCTAACTCTGCTTCGCGGCGTTGCTCATTCAGTTTTACGTATTGCATCATACGATCGAACTCAGTGTTATTACGCACGCGTGGCTCAATGCTTGTGAAAGATGGTTTTTCACTTTGAGATACCGTCTGGTCCACGTCTGGTGCGTTTATGTATACGACAGCCTTCTTTTCAGCTTTAATCAAGACGTAGCTTGTGCCGTTTGCTGTGTACTCGACAGATACTTTTTCGTCTGATGCGCCAATAAGCACACCATCGCTCATTTCTTCGTCAGACCCCGCCCAAATCTCAACAGGTGAGTTAGCGGTAATTTGAAATTTAACATGGCGCGGTTTACTTGAGAGAAACTCAATAACGCGGCCAGCCTCTACTTGTTTCCACGCGGCGAGTGGACCATTTTTCAACGTTTTCATTTTATCATCCTTAAATTTTTAGGGCAGGGGAGGGGGAGGACCTCCCCTGCTTTTATCACTTGTCGATACGAGTTTCGTCGACTTGCTCAGTGATTGCGTCATAGTCAGAAGTTGCATCTGACTCGTGCAGACCTGCTCCGAACACTGTATTGCCCACGATATTAAAATCGGTGAGTGCAGTGATTTCGAAACTGTCTGATACTTGATCGCTAAAGACTTTCTTGTGCAGCTCTGACACCAAATAAAAGTCTTCGTTCAAACTTGGATCTGTCGCTTCAGCTGTCCAGATCTTAGCGCGATCTTCGTCAAACGCATCATTAGCAGGGCGGTAATATTTACCACCTACGTTCACCATATCTTTTTGCCACTGATGGTTAAGCGGTGCATAACCGAACGTGCCATCTGGTGTTGCGTGGTTAACGTCTGCGTGGTCGTTTTTCACTACAGCCACTTTTTCTGGGTCAAGCACATCACGCAGATAGTTTGGCAACGTATCTGGATCTGTCGTATACAAAAAATAGTCCTTCTTGCGTTCCCACAATTGCTCAGGAACGATTTCCGCTGTGATCATAATCACACCGCCTGTATTCATCGCAGGGGTGCGAATATTCATATCAATCGATGCATAGCCGTTTGTAGCGCTGTCATCCAAGTTTCCGCCATCTGTGGCGTACCGTTGATTAAAGCCCATCATTGCGCGTTGACGGCCCAACAAAATAGGCTGTTTTAACGCTTCGTCTGGCACTCGAATACCAGACATTAACAAATCAATGATATGCTCGTCGTCGACGCCATCATACATTGAACGCATTTTTGCAAACGCTGCTGTTTTACGTGCTTGCTCAATATCAGCAAGCGACATGGTCGCATTGCCGCCAGCTGTTAATTCGGCCCATATATCATTCCAAATATATTCCTCTTCACCCACCGTTGCATTGCCGACTGGCGCGGACGGATGAGTGTAAGTTGAAAAATTAGCTGGATGTGTTTGGCTGTTATACACATGATCGCCAGACGCTTTATCCGCACGAATAGGTGCTTTAAATGTCAAACCACTCAACGATACTTGACCATCAATCAATGACTGATCAAAATCTGGTACGATATTCTGCATCCCGTTATTGATCCAAAACGCTTCAGCAAGCCTGTGATCGAATTGATTACGCACTGGCAACGACTTTGAACGAGCCTTTCTACGCATATTAACAATGGCGTTATAAGCCTCGACAATAGTGGTATTAAAATTCGGTGACTGAGTATGGATCCCCATAGTCTGATAAAATGTATCTAGACCAGCAGTCCACGATGACGTGTCAATCGTCGCAGCAGTGTGTGTGCCTGTTTCAGACGTAGTAACAACGTTACCTGATGTTCCCCTGTATTTATTAGATTCAAAAAACGGGACTACACTACCAGCTGCACCGTTTTCGCCCTTATAAGAACGGTTAAGTTCATCCATTGACCCGTTAAAACGGTCAAATGCAAGCATTGGCACAAAATGAGCGTAACAAGTAACGCCCACTCCGTTCATCAAGAGTTCTGCTGTTTCCTGCATCTCCACATTAACGCGGATCTTACCTGATTGAACGCCGTCTTCGCGGTGTAGCCATTCATATTTTAGCGGCAGGATCTTACCTGCATCACCTGAAGTTAGTACACGTCCACGTGCGTTGCGCACTGACTTTTGTACCGCTATCGGTTGGTTTGGTATTAGTTCATTCATTCTCATTTCGTTTTTCTCCTTTGAATGATTGACTTGATAATTTTTCGTATTCTTTTGCAGCGCTTACAGGCCATTGTTAGTTCATTGCTGTATTTGTAAACATTTGAAGCACTGGCTTTGATAGACGCTTTAAAAAGCGATCACGCGCTTCTATGTGCGTTGAATAAGCTTGCTTCGCGTTAATATAAATAAGCTTTCCTGTACTAACGCCCATTTCACTAAAATCATCACCTTTAGGAAAAGTGTGCGTTGTACCGTCTGGAGCTACATCTGTTTGAAGCAAAGCGTTAAGTTCAGACATTGTGACATCGCCATTAGGCAACAAAGACACTCGTACGTCTGGCGCTTTGACCAAAGGTGTCACATCCGTTGGAACTGTATTGACTTGACCGTATGCACTTGTGGATAAACCACGCGTTTGTGCTTTATAATTAGCTGTTGATGCCAACGTATTTTGCAATGACGCTTCGCGTTGTTTTGCTTCTGCAATGTTATTGCCCAATCCAGCAAAATTGTTAAAAAACG